AACAGTTTTAATAGTTCACTGGATTATTGCCATTCAGCACACTATTATCAAGAAAAGAATTGACGAAATAGAGCTGCATAATAAATACGGAAGGCGCGACAGCGATGCAGAATGAGGCCGGAAAGGGCGATAAGCGCCGCCCACAGCAAGTAAGCGGCGAACAGGTTAAAAAGAATTGGGCTGATATCTTTAAGAAAAAGAAGCGGCCAAAGTAAATTTCAATAGATAATTCCAAGAGAGGATTATATGTCAAAAGAAAACGCGGAAGAATCGCGCAGCATAAACAGAGTAATGAGCCTGCCAGACATCCTTAGGTTAGAGAGGAAGATTGTCGATGATAGGGTTCGTAATGATATTTTAAGAGCAAAGCGCAAAAACAGGCAGGATGCGTTGAATGCTGGAATCTTAATAATCACTGAGCAAATGAAGCTCAGCACTATGGCTTTATTTGCGATGGCGATTAGTGATGAGTAGGGCTCAAGACAGAGCGCATAAACGAATATGTGCGCACGTCAGATCCAGGAATAGCATGGTAAAGGTAAGCCCAAAGGCCGGCCTATTCAATCACAAATGCCACTGTAACACCGTTGAGTACGCCAGAACCCACAAAGGGATGGAAGTGCTCGAGGTGATTTATATCGACGGAACGGAACCATTTCTGCACTACATCAACCGCAAAACAAAAACCGGTGAACTCCTAGAGACTACATTGGGATTTGAGGCCGACAGGATGGAATATTACATTATCAGAACAATTCACCCTGAAGACCATAAGCACATAGGCGCTGAATTTAGCAGAAGCCTTAATTCGTGGCTTATGGATTACACCAGCTGGTTTGACCGGGCAATCCTTCGGGTTGATAGGGTTGTGTAATGAAGATTAGCGAATTAAAAATTCTAATAGATGCTGCCGAATCACTCGGACATTCTGATGCTAGATTGGTGTTGAACGATTCCAGAGATGGGAATGAGTCATACCCGGCGGCAAAAGCAACACTAAAGAAGTGCGGAACACAGCAAGACCCTGATGTGATGCTTGTTATTAGTTACGAATAATTATTGAGGCTCATCAAATGAAAAGAGTATTTCTCGGCGGGACATGTAATGAAAGCACGTGGCGCGATTCCATGGAGGCGCTTCTTAGTGGTTATGGTGTTGAATATTTCAATCCTGTTGTTGATGACTGGAATGAAGAGGCTCAGGCAAATGAGCTAATGGAGCGTGATAGCTGTGATTACTGCCTTTATGCGATAACCCCAAAAATGACGGGCACTTATTCTATTGCTGAAGTTGTGGATGATAGTAACAAGCGGCCAGGTAAGACGATTCTTGTTTTATTGCGCAACGATGGGTCGAAGCGCTTTACAGACGGCCAATGGAAGTCTCTAGGAGCTGTTGCTGATATGGTTGATAGAAACGGTGGCGTTGCGTTCACTAGCTTAGAGCATGCTTCCGCATGGATTGATATGGACTAGCTTATGGCGCCCATTAAGAAATCAGTCAAGAAGAAGGTCGTAACTAAAAAGCGTACAGTAAAGAAGCGCGCCACAAAGAAGCCGCTGAAGAAGAATGCCGGCGGAAGGCCATTAGAGCTGACAAAGGAGCTTGCATTAGAGTTGTGCGATAGGCTGATAGCAATTGGCTCATTACGCACTGTATGCGAAGCAGACGACATGCCAAGTAAAACCACAGTGTTTAGGTGGATATTGAAAGCGGAAGAGGAAGATGCTAATGAGATTTATTCCCAGTTCAGTGACCAATACGCACGCGCTCGTAAGCTTTCAAAGGACTTCAGGTTCGATGAATTAGATCATGCCCTGGATGATGCGGCAAAATCACCGGTACTGGATGATAATGGGGAGCCCATCGTAATTGATGGAAAAGTGCTGACGACAGTTACTAGCCAGTCAGTTCAGTATGCGCGATTAAAGTTAGACTCCTTCAAATGGCAGTCATCAAAAGAAGACCCTAAAAAATATGGGGATAAAGTTACTGCAGAGCATACCGGTAAAGATGGGGGCCCAATAAGCCTAAATATCGCAGACGATGAGCTTGATCGCAGAATTCAACAATTAGAGTCTCAATGTGACCAAGATAGCCAGGAACAAACGCAGCTTGCTTTCCAGGCTGTACGCTAACGCCTACGATTGGCAGCGCAAGTTTATGAAGGCCACCAAAGAATTCGCCGCCTGTATGCTTATGGCTTCAAATCGTAGCGGGAAGACGCGAACCGGGCTAGTTATTGACGCCTACCACCTAACTGGAGAGTACCCTGAAGACTGGGATGGGCTGGAATTCGACTTTCCACCTATGTGCTGGCTGCTCGGGTATTCAGGTGAGAAAACGAGAGACCTCCTGCAAAACAAGCTATTTGGCCGGTATATCGATAAGAAGTTTGAAGGTGGACTGATACCCGCTGATAAAATACTTGACCATATCGCTATGACTGGCACATCCGGAGCAATGCGAGAGGTTAGAGTTAAGCATAAGTTCGGTATAGCCGTGTGCCAATTCTGGTCATACTCTCAGGGACAGCATGCAATTATGGGTGATGAGGTTGACTGGTACCACATCGACGAAGAGCCCAAGGACGCCAACATATTCCCTCAAGTGCTTACTAGAACCCTAAGTGGAAACAGGGGTAGGGGTGGGTCGGGAATACTAACCTTTACCCCTGAGAACGGAAAGACCCAGCTTGTTTGTAGGTTTATGGGGGAAGAACCGGACTTAGATGATGATGAAGAGTCGGTTGATTTCGCATCAACTGGCATGTATTTGCAAAACGCTACATGGAAAGAGTGCCCGCATCTTGATGAAGATACCCAGAGAAAGATTCTCGCCATGTACCCCAAGTATCAACGCAAGATGAGAAGCGAGGGAACCCCCCTGATGGGCTCGGGCCTTATCTATGAGGTTGATGAGGATGAACTATCTGTCAAGCCGTTCGATATACCCGATTATTGGTTTGTAATCAACGGCATGGATTTCGGATGGGATCACCCTCAGGCCCATATCCAGATGGTATGGGACAGGGATGCAGATATATTTTATGTTGTTAATGCGTGGAAGGGGTCGAAGAAGCAGCCCTTTGAGGCATGGCATATAGTCAGACCATGGGCCGAGAATGTGCCCGCTGCATGGCCTGGCGACGGACTGCAGCACAAGCAGCAATCAAGTGGTGAGGCTATAAAGCTAAAAGAGCTGTACGCCGATGAGGGTTTTAATATGCTCCCTGAAAGGGCCACGTTTGAGGATGGCGGCGACGGCGTGTGGGTTGGCATTATGGAGCTCAATAATCTGATGAAGACCGGAAGATTAAAAATAGTATCTGTTTTATTCGAGGTATTTGAGGAGCTCAGACAGTACCACACCAAGACAACGCCAGCAGGCAAAGCAGAGATAGTAAAGCTCAGAGATGACTTATTAGACGCTATACGCTATGCTTACATGATGAGACGGTATGCAATTAGGATATGTGATCTTTATCCAGATGAGAGAGCATATCAGCCACCCAAGAAGCAGGGTAGAGACAAGATAGGGTATTGAGATGATTCAGGTATTGATTTGGTTTGTTTTGGCGCTATGGGTATTGTCCCGATGAATAGGCGTAACTTTCTAAAGGGAATTGCTGGCGTAGCTGTTGGCGTATTCTCATCATCTTCATTGCTGGCTGGGGACGCGCTGGTCAATTCGTTAGCGAATAAATCTTCCGCGGTAAAGACGACTAATGAATTATTTCAAGAAAGCTCAGTGATGAGCTTTATCGCTAAAGAAAGTATATTTGCCGGGGATGTTATCGTTGTTGATGAGGATACGAGATATATCAGGAGGTTTACGGCTGCCGACCATAATAGAGCGTGCGTAGCCGATGTTTCTCGCTCAAGCAGGAAAAAAGGGGATCTTATTAATCTGCATTTTAATCCATATCAAACTACTGATGGGATTGTGGCTTAATTATGTGCCCTGACTGCGTTAAGGTAAAAGACAAGCCCATGACCTATACCCGATGCGGAACGTGCGGTAACTGGCGTCCACTCACTAATCAAGAAAAGCAGAAACTATCCAAGAGGAAGCCAAGATGATTAAGTTGGTTGAATTTATTGACAAAAGAGAGGGGGAGAGCATGAGCTCCGCCTTTTTAACGTTTGGTAGGTGGCATAGATACGGGGACATGCACAGAGGATTTTTCATTAGCTTATGCATTCCAGCGCTAAAAATGACTAGGTATGAAATTGATCTGGGTGGCGATGTAATCAGGTGGTACGGATATAGAATAAATGCAGGTTACTATGTGAAAACTGACAGGTCTATATGCCCAGTATTTTATACGTTCTGGGATCTAATTAAATCAATATCTGCAGATATCCCTGAAAGGAAATGTAATGGCTGAGTACGATATGACAGATGATCTCGGCATACCTGATGAGGCTCAGGGTATCGGTGAGTTGCCAGAAGGTGATGCTATCGATGACGATAATGAAGCAAGCACCACGATCATTGACTTTCTTGATCAGGGAAATATAGCTGACAAAATCCCTGACCCTGATAAATGCGTCTCAGATGCTCTAACCCTCTACGATACCGCCAAACAATCAATGGGCCCATGGCTCAAGAAATATAAGCGGGCGATCAATCTTGCAAAACTACAGGCCATGTCTGGGGATGTAGAAATAACAGAAAAGACCTTCCCATTCGAAGGGGCCAGCATGGCTATGATGCCCTACATCCTTGAAGCTATGCTTGATTTCAGCTCAAGGGCTG